TGCACCAGCAAGGTTGTCATCCTCTTTGTTAAATTCAACTGTGTAATCAACAGCTGCACCAGCACCTGCACTGAATGCTACAGTACCAAGGCGCCTGACAAAGGGATCGTTTAGAAATTTACCGACCCTTGTTGTTGTACCTAGTTGACCTGCTGCACCTGTAAGAGCAGAGGTACCACCAGCACCTAGTGCTACAGTCGGGATAACAACAGACATGATCTCCCGAGAGCTTTGTGCTACTTCGTTTTCAAACTTAGGTACTTTTGGTAAGTCAACACCAGGAAGAAGATTAAGAGCATCAAGCATAAAATCTGACACTCCGGCAAGACCCATCATGTCAAATTCAGCGCCTTCACGACGCATCTTCTCTAAATCAATGTCACCTGTTTCAGTCCTGTATGGACCTGTTTGTGGTTGTTCAGGAGGTGCCTGCTGACCTCCAGCCGTAGCTGTTGGTTGAGACACCTGTGGGGTTGCAGGCTCTTGGGTTTGTTCTGGCTCCAGATAAGTCTGCAGTTCAGCTTGTTCAGCCTCAAGTAATGCAATTTCTTCTGGTGTCAGCTCGGGCGTACCCTCCAAAAGCTGCTCATCATAATCGTTCATTAGTAATTAACCTAATTTACTGGTTTAAAAATCTATTATATTGAGCAAAAGATTGTTCTGCTGTTGTGTTAGTTTGTCCATAGTGACGTGTTAGTCCTGCCCAAATACGACCAGCTTTACGTATTTGGTCTGCGTTCATGTTTCCAAAATCAACACCACCTTGCCTAGCAAGATCTATGATCATACGGTCTTGTGTTTCAGGACTAAAAACAGTATCCCAACTGTAACCACCACGTTCGACCAAACCTCTTAATGTTTCAGGCATTAGCTGTAAAGCACCTGAAGCCGAGGAATTGTATTGATCTTTTTTGAATGGAATTTTACCGCCGCCAAGACGTTCAGGAATAGCATCAGTTCCACCAAGTTTAATTGCGTCATACAATTCACCAAGTGTAAATTGAGTTAGCTGTGGTACAACTGCTCCACCATATACTGTATTATAACCATTAGCTCCAAAAGTACCTTCAGCAGACCTTACTGTTTGGATAAAAGCAGCTTCATTTTTTGAAATTGATCCCCCAAAGCTGCTACGAACAGGAGCTGTAGCACCACTACCATCTCTCATTGTATTTGCCCGATAAGTCCTTTCTACAACTTCACGGTTTGTATTACGAAGGCGTTTACCTTTGTTTGATTCTGCACTTTGTCGGATAATTTTATCCCATTGTGCCACTAGTGGACCTTTTATAACATCATGTCTACCAGCTTTATCAAGTGTTTGTGCAAGCTCATAAGGGGACATATTAAGCTTGTTAGCTACATTATTAAACAAAGCACTTGTAGGTCTACCGCTCATTAAATTGTCTAAATCACTATAAACAACAGAAGCTCCCATAGCAGAAGCTAATTCTTTAAAATCTTTACGGGTTGTTGGTGTGGTTTTAATAACATCAATAGCGGCATTTAAAGCTGCAGCATCTACTTCACCTCTAGCTCTATCAGAAGCTAGCTCATTCATAATAGTAGTATAGTTGCCTTTTGAATCAAATGCTGCTGGGTCTGCTTGAATTTTTTGGATCTTATCAATAATAAGAGCAAGTGCTGCATCAGGATCTGTAGTCCTCAAAAGTCTTTTATACTCCTGAATCATCCGTGTTTGCATGATAGAAACAGTACCACTAGCTGAAGCACTACCAAGTGCTTGAATTTGAGGAGCTGCTTTTACTTGATCACGAATTGCTTTTTCATGCTCTTTAATTTGAGGTGCGATCTGGTTACGATCCTTAATAATTTTCAACCATTTACTACGAACACCAGCGTCAAGCTTAGTAAAGTTGTTAATCTCATCTATTGTAGGAAGTAAACCTGTTTTTTCATACCTATTTTGCCAATCGGAATCAACAGCACGTGAAGCTATTGTGTCAGCTTCATAGTTTAAAAATTTGTCAATAGAGGTTACATCCCCACCATTTTGAAGTAAATAATCACGCTCAGTCTCTAGATCTTCTTTTGTAACAAAACCTTGAGCAACTACTTTCTCGTTAAGTGTGTCGAAAGATTGAGCATTTACTTCTGCCTTTCGTAGAGCTTCTTGTTCTATAAAGTTAACGTTATTCTGCTTCCGCCTACTTTCAATAGCTTCGTGTAATTCAGTAACTTCAATAAACCCGTTGTACTGTTTAGCAACCGTAGTTTCATTGTTACCAACTTTAATCTTACCATTTAAAATAGCTCTCGCTTCATCAATAGTAATAGAATTAGAACGTAAACTTTGCACCGCCCAGCCAAGAATATCCTTACGATTGTCGGCACTAGGGTTAGCTTGTAATTCATTAATTATAGCATTTACGTCTCGATTTTCAAAAAACTTAGTGTTTAAAGTAGTGTACTTATCAATTTTAATTTGCTCTTTACGTTGCTCAGCAGATTGTATGCTATAAGAGTTGATTAAAGTGTTGCTGTTGTTACGAATTTTAGTGTAGACCCCAGAGCTTTCCAGGATCTCAGGACGTGCTCCAGCAAGGTTATTTTCAATGTACCTGACATTAAATGCCTCAACACTTGCTTTGATTTCTGCATCACTAGGTGTGGCACCATCTTTAAACAATGACTCAACATGAGTACGTAAAGCAACATCATGACCAAGTACAGAGTTTTGGTAGAGACCTTTCATCTCATACCATTGATTAGAACCACTACGTTTAAACACTTCATAAAGTGCACTAATTTGAGTGGAACTAGCTCCTTCTTTAATTTTTTGTTGGATGAAGGCAAGTTGGTTAAATTGTGCTCTATCCAATTTACCTTCAATACCACGCAAAGAAGCAAGATCTTGAAGATCTAAACCAGCATCCAAGGCAAGCTTATGCTTGACACTAAGCTCAGCCTTTTTAAGTGTTTGATCAATCTGACCATAAAGGTTAAATGCAGTCTGGGAAAATTCACTAAGATCTTTAAATGCCTGTTGCTGTGCTTTAGCAGCATTAGCATCGTTTTCAAGTTCAGTCCTGTAGTTCCGCTCTTGTGCGTCACGATAAGCACGACGGTACTCAGTCTCACTCTTAAAGTTTTGCTCTCGTATTTGTTCGTTAGTTGCTTGGGCTTCACGCATAGCTTGCCCAAGGATTTCCCGATTCTTTTCAGTAAAACGTTGCGCCCGCTCCATGCCCCTTAGTTGGCGCTCTGTTTCGCGGGCAATTTTATCTGATTGATCAGGTGCAGTCATTTGGAAGTCACTAAAACTTCCTTTAGATGCAAAGCTTTTATATTGTGCCATAAGGAAGAATTAGTTATTTAAAAAAAACTTTTATTTAAATCAAACATCGATGGATTTGATACAAGAGTCCCACCTGTAGGACTAAAAATCGATGAAAGGTTAAAATCAAAACCTGCTGGGCTAGCAATACCTAAATTAATATCAGGATTAAATGTAGATCCAATTTGACCTAAATCATACGAAGGCGTCATCTGTTGGGTTAGGAGATTCTGGAAGGGTTCAGACCCAATAACACTATTTGCAATACCAGCAACCTGTCCAAGTGTTGCATAAGGGTTACTAGAAGAATATCCTATCCCCTTCACAGGCTCAGGCGGTCTACCTGGCTTAAAGATTTCAGCATATTGAGGAATAGGAGGCTCAATAATTTCAGGAATTGGTGGAGTCTTCTGAGGCTCAAGTGGCATAACGTTGTTAAGATCAGCCTGAAGTCTTTGTGCTTTAATACGATCCCGAACAAGCTTATCGTTAGCCATAAGGTTATCACGGCTAGCGGACATTTTAGCTTGATCTAAATCAAGTTGAGCGTTTAAATTTATCAAGTCAAGATCAGCACTAGCTTCTGTAGTAAGTAGTTGGTTGACAATAGAACGTTGGTTATAGTACATTTCAGTCATAATTTGACGTTGCTGCTGTACTAATTGTTTAGACATCTGTGCCTTGGCAGCACCAAGTTCAGCTTTAATGCCTTGTTGCCCTTTACCAACCGACTTACCAACACTACCGATTGCAGCCATCTGCCCACTTGCTTTAAGTGCTTCGATGTTTGCTTGACGCTTACCAAATGCTGTTTTACTTCTAGCAACATCTAAAGCTTGATAAGAAGTATCACGAAGTTGACCTAATTGAATATCAGCAGTAGATCTAGCAGACTCTTTTTTCAACTCAAGACCAGCTGATGCAGCAGTAAAATTAAGAAGAGTTTGTGTTTCGTCAAACTCCATACCAACAAGGGTTTCATGCATATATTGGTTTTGTTGCCGCATAGCTTGGTCGAAAGCTATTTGATTAAAACCCCTTTGGTCAACAAAGCGTTGCATTTGTACATCAAACACACGCCTCTGCTGATCGTATTCAAAATCACGAATACCCATTTTGTAATCGCGATCTTGCCGTAGACTATCTAATCGATATTGCCTGTTAGCAGCATCATTATCTTTTTGAATTTGGAGACCTTCTACTTGATATTCATAGAAACGGTCTCTTTCGTTGTTTTCAAACTGAAATAAGTCTTGATTGTAGTTCCACTGTTTTTTGTTTAGCCTTCTTTGTTTTTTACTTGTTTCAGCCGCTTGTGAATTGCCAGAAAAGATATTATAAACACCTTGAGCAACTTGCGGTGCAACTGTAAGTAACGTCGTTGTCAATGGAGCCACAATCAGTACCTCCTATAGAAACGAGGTGTGTATTGTCCTTCCCACATCATTGCATTAATTGCAACAGGGAACGGTGAATTGTTAAACATTCTTACTCTAAAGTTTTCAGTACGTTGATGAATAGGAAGTGTAAACACATTCTCTGTATCTAGCGGTACATCATTAGCTAGATAAGTATTAGCTTCAATAGTAGGTTGAACGTCAAACCACTCGTCAATATAGAACCTAATCTCTGCATTATTAGCAGGAGCAGAAGTAAATACAATAGTGGTATCATTAGTAAAGCTAAAATTTGTAGCTGTTACACCGTTAACTTTTACTTTAACATCAGACCTATCTACATAATCAAGATCACGTTTGTTAAATGTAAAGGTTGTAGTGCTACCATCACCAGTAAACTTAAGCTCATAAGGTAGTCTACCTGTTTGCTGCAGTTTAAAGCTCATCATACCAGACAATCCAACAGAGAACTTCATACGTGCAATTGTTAGATTAGCTGTAAAATCTGTCTGTGCTTGTTCAGGTCTGAAATAAGTGCGTGGTAATTCTACATCAAAATTATATTTAAAACCAACAATAACATCAGATGCTACACCTGAAAGGTCTTTGTTAGTAATGCTAAAATAATCTCCAGTGCCATCAGTACCACGTTCAGGTGTTACGGTAAAACCTGATTCAACAAATGAACCTGTTTGTGTTGTACCTTTAATAACAATAATTGGTGTTAGATCTGATACATCATTATAAGGTAAATAACAACGTGTTTCTTTAGTAGTAGAGTTATATGTTACACTAGATGCTGTAGCATATAGATCTATACAGGGGTTAACACGTTGACCTTGGTTATTAACAATAATAGCCTGTTCAGGTGATTGACTTAAAGCTGTCTTAAGAATAGTAAACTGGTTAGCTTGTTTAGTAACAGCATACATGTCATCAGTATTAGTCGCAAGGAACTGTACAGTACCTGGCATATTCCAGCTAACCCAAGACTCCATCAAGTTCTTTTCACCGTCATTATAATAACGGAATAGAAACACTTCTTTTAAGTCTTGACCACTCATTGCAATCAACGAGTTTTGAGGGCTGGCAATCATCAGATCAATGTCTGGACTAATCCACTCTTTAACTACCCTGCTAATATCCAACACCTGTGGACTCATTTGTTGACCTTTGGTTACCATACCAAAGACCCTAGAGTATCCAGGAGTCTTACTAGCAAAGCTGATATTAGTACCTACATCTACAGGGTCAATGTTTTTATTAACCTCATAATTAGAGATGGTTCTGATTGTTGATGTTGTTGGGCTCAACACACCAGTATCAGAGAACATGAGGAATTGCTGAGACGATGAAAATAAGATGACACCTTGAGCTACAGGGATTACAGCATGTAAAGCAGTAGGTCTAATGGAAGAACAACTGATGTCAATAGGATCACTTTCAAGAGCAGTTTGAGCGGTCTTATTATAAAAATTAAAGAAATCACCAGACCGACTCATAATTACATTGTCGTTAGATAAAAATCCAAGACGGTTGTTATGGTAGAATCCTGCTGTAATTTTGTTACCTACAAAACTAGGTTGTGGGTTAGTTGTATCATCACCTACAGAACGTGGTTCAAAAGGTATCTGTCTAAAGACAAACGTATCTACTGCTGTGTTAACTAGCTCATGCGGCATAGTGGTTCTATCAAGACCAGCAGAAAAGTTAGGGTCTAAAGTCTCTTCCCAATACCCTTCACCACTTACTTCATCATGTGCTACAAATTTCACCCAATAATCATCTTCAGCAGCACCAGTATTTAGAACTTTTAAAACTCTATCGTGTACTGATTTAGGGGGAAGATCTGAGATGTCATCAACATTCTGCTCAATAGCAACAAGATACAAGTTACTCAAACCACCTTCAGCCGATACATCCATATCAGACGTGCTGGTAAGTTCAAGTGAATTACTGAGGCGTGTTACAGTGAGACCAGAAATTCCAAACGCATTGATGTCACTTTCTAAATTAGTAAGAACTGAGTTTACATCATCTGAGGAACTGGTGGTGTAAGTAGCAGTGTTAGCTGAACCATTAATATTAACAGTAATGGTGTAAGTTTCTGCATCACCATACTGCTTAAGTACAACACTTGCAGCCCTGTCTTCTTGATAATTACTTGTAACACTAAGTACTGCAACATCAATACTTGAATTAATAACAATAGAAGTATCTTGGATAGATACCATTTTAAGTTGGTCTTTTGTACCGTTTAAATAACCTGTCCCATCTGGGTAAGTTACAGTACAAGTAGCTCCTGTTTTTATGTTCCAAATATTAATGGATGGTGTTGAGCCTATGATTACACCGATGTACTCTTCATCATCATCTCTATTAAGATAAAACCACTTACCATCATCATAAGTGGTTCCAGTACCAATATTTAAAACATGTTCAAATCCAGGTCGTTTAACTAATCCAAACGTAGGATCAGGATACGCATTGTAACACTCACGTACTTGACCTGGCAGTTTTCTGTCATCTGATTGTCTTGATACACCACCGAGGTAGTTTAAAATTCGTTGAGTTACTGCTGCCATTACCTATAAAGTGCTTGGAACGGTTTGTAAGATTGATAGTGATTTGTTTCACCTGAGTGTCCAAAGAAGGTGTAGTCACCTTGATTACACTCATACTCCATCAAATTACTTCGTGAATAAGCTTCTTTTTGTTGAAGCATCTGGTATTGATTAGGATCGCCTACAATACGACTAGATACAATTACAGCAGCTCTTGCGGTAATATAATCTTGAACAGGTTTAGGTAGGTCAACCCAGTCAAACAACCAGATAATATCACAAGCGACGTTATCTTTACCTTCAGCCCAATCATAGGAATGGCTGATCTTGTCGTATAGTTTACCATTACGCCTTACGACATCATAACTCATATTATTAGGGTTAGATGACAGGTCAATTTGGAGTACGTTGTTAGGAATTTGAATTTCGTTGTTATTATCAGGAATCATTTCATAGTTAAGTTCCCGATTAAATGACCAACCTTCCGCCTGTACTTCCCGAGAGACTTCTAACAAAGTCCCATAGGCAATCGCAACGTCCGGGTTGGTTTGATCTAGGGTAGTGACAGGCGCTTGCCCACATGATTGCAAAATTTGATTAACAGCAGGTAGTTCCTGTGTCGCATTAGTGGTAGGAAAAGCCATTGATTATCATTCTCAATAAGAAATTAAAAAAAAGGAGCCCCCGAAGAGGCTCCCAAAAAAGAATCAGAATGCAGAAGGTGCAGTGCTGGTAACGTGAAGTTCCACAGCAGCAGCAGGGTTGAGGTAGTCACAACCACAAGCCAAACGACCAAGCATCACATCACCTTGGTAGATGACGGACACATCGCCGCTGGTGACTTGCACCTGAGGACCAATAGCTTCAACCATACCGGCAGCTTCTTTCTGGAAGATCAGACCACAGGAAGTGGAGCCGACTTCAGCAGCAGTACCGTAATCGTTGTTAATACCAGTGCTAGCGTTGGAAGCATCCTCAAGGGCTTCACCAACGAAACTACCAGTATTACCAGGAGAGGTCACACCGGTGGTGCCACCATACTTGGTACCATAGTTACCCAAGAACGGAATGTTCATGGACTTGTAGATCTTGATACCAGCAATCTCCACGATACCCTGACCACCTTGCAGTGCGGTACCTTGGACATCACGGTTAACAAGACCGTTAGAACCGACAGCTTGGATCAGTTCATAGTATTGACGGGGGTTCAGGACAGCCACGCGACCGTCGGAAGACACACCCTTTTCATCCAGAGCAGCGGCAGCATCATAGAATGCAGCAACCAGCTTGGCAGAATCATAAGCATCAGCTTCGGAGCCAGCACCAGTACCGACCTGAATCTGAGTACCACCGGGCTCAACATAGCCAGTAGCAGAGACAGGGGAAGCAGAACGTGCACCACGTGCCACAGCACGGAAGGCAAGACGGTCATACTTCTCAGCCAGAGCATAGCCGATCTTACGGCTGATCTCAGAACGGAGGTCGTAATGAGCCAGGACTTCGTCCAGTTCATACACGAATGCGGAGCTGATCAGAAGGTCATCAATGGTGATGGTCTTCTCAGCCACCGGGGGTGCACCGTTGCTATCACCCAGGATGCTGTTTCCAGGAGTATGGAACTCAGACTTTGTACGACCCGTGTAGATGAACTGCAGAGACTTGCCGTTCTTCAGGGTACGCTTCATGATCAGATCCCGAGCAATAGTGTTGTGCTGGAATCCTTTGAACATCTCACCGCTAAAAAGCTTGAGATACAGAGCACGGGTATCACCCGTAAGGTTAGCCTGACCCAGCTGAGTAAGCTGAGAAGGGTTAACAGAAGATTGAAATGCCATTGTAGTAGTAAATAATTAAATATAAAAGACTACCAAACGTTTGATATATAAAAATTTTTGTGGTAAAAATTTAAAGGTCTTTTACCAAACCGGTTCGGCAAAGGGTGTCCTCGTAAGGGCCAATGCCAAATAAGTAAGGAGAGGAATCGAACCCCTCCCAGTGTCACCAGATTACTTCTTGTATTCAACACCGCGATAACGGAGCGTATCAACACGATAACGCTCAGCACGCTTGCGCTGATTATCAAGGAAACGAATGAGATTAATAGACATAGTTCGTACAAAATAAACCTAGTCCCCGTTCCATGACTAGGTAACATGCGACCCGAAGGTTGAACGTACGAATTAATTATTTCTTTTTACCAGCCTCTCTAAAGAGTTGCATCAAGCGTTCAAATTCTTTGGTGTCACCCTTGCGGGCAGCCGCTTCCGCTTGTTTTTTAATTTTAAGTTGGCTGGTAAGTTTACCGTCACTAAATCCAAACATAATATTAACCAATAGTAGGGGCAGTAAGAGCCACAGGAGTGGTCGATGCCGATGCGAGATCGAGGGGGAAGTTGTGCGCATTACGTTCATGCATTACTTCAAAACCAAGGTTAGCACGGTTAAGAATGTCAGCCCAAGTATTAATGGTATGACCTGGAAGATCAACAATAGATTGATTAAAGTTGAA